AATACGTTAAACGTCCTCCTAAGAAAAAGAAAGATATGGCGGATGAGGTTGTAGAATTAACAAGGAAATATTTGGATAGAGTTTGGGATGAAGCTGAAAAACATAAAGTATGCGACAGGATATTTCCAGGGGAATCTATTAACGTTAGTGCTATGAAATATGAGATACTTAATGGTCTTACAGGGGCTAAGTGTTTTGAAGAATTAAAGAAAATGCATAATAAGTGTCGTATATTTTTTATAGAGGCGGTTCATTTTATAATAGTGTCTATGATTTTTGCGTCTCCTATATTTAATTATGTTAACATTAATGGAGTAGAGATAGGCACGAAATTAAATAAGGGAGGCCAGGCTAGAATATATAAAAGAATGGATTGTGGTTCTACCATCCCTGGGGACCCTATATTTGAAACATTGTATACTATGTTTCCTTTCTTGAGAGAGCGGGAGTATTTTGGAGGAGATTTTTCAGGATTTGATATGACTCTATTGTATCGGTTGCTTAATGCTGTTGGAATGTTTATAGCGTTCTTTTATTCGTATAGAGGAATGAATGGGTACGCTGCCCGGACTGTTATGTCAGACATCATTTACCGGTTAACTTTTAAATATTTGTATATTACCTTTATGTCTAGATTGTATAAGGTAGAGGGAATGATGTTTTCTGGGAAGTATGAGACATCTAATGGAAATACTTTGTATCAGTGTATTGTTTTCTTTATGTATTTGGACCATAAGTTGCGAGAATATAAGGATAATAAAAATTTGGTATATTTAAAAATAGGTATTAAGTATCATTTGTTTTGTTTTGCTTTTAGTGGAGATGATAATTTTCTAGGCTATCCTAAAGTTTTTTCCGATTGGTTTAATATAAATGCTGAGGATTATAAGGAATTTGTAAAAGAAAAAGCTGGCCTTATATATAAGTATATCGAGAAAGCCCCCTTGTATGGAGTTGTTTATTGTGAGGAAGTATTACCTGAATTTTGGGTTGAAATTAAAGAGAAGACTGTTAAAGGGATGACTTTCCTGAAGAACTCCTGTGTTCATGTATATGAGAGGTCTTATGGTTCTACGGTTTTTGAGTATCAAGGTATTCTTACGTATAGAGATTGGGATGAGGTAGTATTTAGATTAGGTAATTCTGA